AGTGGTTTGCTCGATGACATACGGCGTAAATACCTCGGGGATGATAATGTCAGAGCGAAGAGTCGCCATGACAGATCCTCAAATAAGATGTTTACGGTGTGGGCGTAACCCGATCGGCTCTGCGTAGCTTTGCCTCACCCAGCATATTAACGCATAGCGGCTGCTTTCAATCTCTCGTACATATCACGGTCTGTGCGATAGAGCCGTGATTGCTCGGTCAGGTTGTAAGATTCTTTAGCGAATGGGTTCTTGGTGCCCGGTGGAATCTCGCCACCCGCACTGCGACCTGACGGCGCACCACTGCCCACCGGTTTAGGGGCCTTCTGCATGTAGCTTGGTAGTGTTTTTGCCCATTCCCCGATAGGCTTGCGCTCATACCCATTGACTACAACAACTGTCCCGTCAGCCTCGCGCTCGATTTGGTCCGGCTTCAGTAGGTCCGCTTTGAATACAATGCTTGGATCATGTACCACATCTGCCAATGCTGTGTTCGCAGGTGCAATCAGCTCAAGCTCGCGGACTCGTGCTTCAAGTTCAGCAATCCGCTTGTCCTTGGCTTCAGCCGCCTCGCGGAACTGCTGCTCTAACGCCTGACGCGCCTCAGTGTACTTGCCTTCTGATTCGAGTTTGTTCTGCTCGACATTGCGCTTGAATTCCAGCAGTTCTTGGACATCGACGCCTTCTGGAACGGCTTTAGCATCTTTCAGCTTGCCGATCAATTCATAATTCTTTTTCTCCAAGGCCTGGATGCTGTTTTTCAGCGCTTCAAGCTCAGGGTTATTTTGAGCTGTCGGAGACGTAATCTCCTGATTCTGCTCTTCAGACATGAAATACCCGTAAGGTAGTGATCAGCTCCACTTTACCTTGTTCGCCCAATACGCGGCCGATGTCTTGCCTTTGGCAATATTCTTTGCATGGCGTGCTTTGAACGACGCCCGCTTAGCTTTGTCAGCAGCACTTTCACCTTTGCGCGGAGGCTTCGTCTTAGCACCCTGCTGCCCGAAGCGAATGAGCCTCGGCTTGCCGCCCTCTTTAATAACAACAGCGTGTGACTTGCCGCTCGAATGGTTCGGCGTGCGAATGGGCTTATCAAAGCCTGGAAACGTATGGCCACCGCGCTTAATGCTCACTTGCCTTTTGGCGCGGCCCGCAATTGAGAACGCTTTTTCAGCACAGGATTGCCAGTGCTTTCAGATTTAATGGCGATCACAGGATCACCTTTTGCCCCACGGCGTGTGACAGTGCCACCACTCGGACCTTTGATGCTATAGGACCCCTCGCCCTTAATGCTGGTGACAACACCAAAGGTGCGTTTGCCCTGATAGAGCCAGCTGACTCGGGATCCCTTTTTCATTTCTTCTTGCCGCCCTTCTTTTTCTTCTTGTTGCCCTTTGGCTTATGCATCCCGCCATAATGTCCTGGCATCACTCAGCCTCCGTTGCGGTTGGTTTTTTGGCAGCTTTCTTTTTGGTCGACGCCTTTGGTTTCGCATCGGCGTCTTGCGCCTTGAATTGATATTTGCTCGGAAGCGTCACTGGACCAACAGGTAAGTGCAATTCAAGCTTAGCGCTTGCGGCGTTTCTTGGCCTGTTTAAACGCTATGGCTGCCGCCTGCGACCGGCTTTTGCCTTCTCGCATCAGCCTGCGGATATTTTCTGAAATGACTTGCCTGCTGCTACCGCGTTTAAGAGGCACCGTATTTTGACTGCAGCTCTTTTAAATTTATCGTCGATCCATCGCTTCTTACGAATTTGGCGAAAGCTTTTTGTGGCGATTCTTTCTTAAGCAGGTTACGGAACAATCTTGCCTTGCCCTTGCCGCCAAATGCCTGTTCTTGAGCCGCTACTGATTGAGTCGCAATCCATTCTGGATAAGTCATATCGGCCGGTACCAGACCACCTAGCGCTGCACGCTTCTCGCCCTCTTGAAAATCACCTTCAGCTTCTGTTTTAGTGATAAATATGATCTGAGACCTACAGCCATAATGCTGTGGCGGTTGTGGACCTTTGCCAAACTCGAATATTTTGCCATCAAGAGATTGGCAAATCGGAGTGGTACGGAAATCCAGAGTCGCCCGATAGCGATATTTTGCGATCACGTCTTGATTGGCGACATATATCTGCTGATTGATGGTGTTGACCATCTGTGTAACTGAAGTGCGAATCAGGGTCCTGATCTGAGCATCTGTCAGCGTGGTTAATTCACCACCCTTCGCGATAGTTTGAAGCAACCCTGCATCATCGTTGAATCGCAAGTTGCCACGCAATCTTTTAACCATATCCCGCAGATTCTCACCCGTCAGCATCCCATTCTGGACAGTGATACGAAATTTATCAGCAGAAGCCTCTGCTAGCTGCCTGAATGATCTGCTTAGATTCTGGCCATTGGGTAG